AAATGAAAGATACAGCGATAGCGGTTTATATAGATAATACGGAATATCAGACAACCGAATTCGGATGGCTCTATAACTCGTGGCTCCTGAGCGGTTCATGGCGGATGTCAAATATAGTGGCCTTCCACCATCCGGCTATTTCTCATGACGTTCTCCCCAAAGACAATGACATCGAATATATACCATTGGTTCCGCTAACGGAACGTGAACCGGAATGGGAAGAATACCCCTTTATAAATAGCATCTGGTATTTGACTACCCCGGACGCCGCAATACTGACAAAGTATAAATATGTTTTGAGAACGGACTGCGATTGTTTCCTAACCCCATTTTTCCCGAATCTAAGGCCGCGCCTTGCTCAATTCGGGGCGGGAATGTTTGCAACCGAAACCGATGTAATTATAAAACTTATTGAGATAGCAAAGAAATGGGGTATAACGCCGGTATTCAATAATATCGGCTCTACATTCATGGCGTACAATAATACGGCCTTGCATTACGCTCAAATCCACATGGAATATTGCCGGAAACTAAAGGCCGAGGAATTCAAAGATGGATATGGCGCATGGCCGGGATGGTATCAAGGCGTACTTACGATGTATGCCGGACAACTCGCCGCCTGTGCGGTATTCAATTACGGGATGACTATCGGGGGGCTTGATGTTCATTGCATGTCACAGGAACAGATGTCACCGCAGGATTATCATATTCACGCATGGCATACGAACGGATACTTCTCGAAACATAAATGGCGCGAGGGCGGGTATAGAGATTACGATATGAACGCACTGGATAAAACATCAATAGCCGATTACTGCCTATGGATCGCAGGCCCCGGCCCGGAGGTGATACGGTGAGAATTATTCACTTCGCGCCTTTCGCTCCCTGCGCGTGCGGGTTATACGAGGCCGCCCGTGATATGGTGATAGCCGACCGAAGAGCCGGGCATGACGCTCACCTCGTGGATGTTGGGCCTACTATGAGGGATGGAACGCATACCGACGGGAAACCGGGGCAGATTGACAGTCGCGGGGGAACGGAAATAAAGACAGCCGAACCGGGCGTGGCTTTTTTTGCCGATATGATTGTTGCCCATACCGGGATACCGGATAACTGGATAGTGCAAACTCAGGCTCCCATCGTCTGGATACTTCACGGGCGACCGGCGGCGTGTTTTCGGCCAGAACAATTCGGGAACGGGAATTCATATACACTCATGGCGACCCTGGCAACCTGGCCGAGAGTCAAAAAGATGGTGACATTCTGGCCATATCATGTCCAATTCTGGAATCCGATAATTCCGGCTGACAAACTGGTATGTTTCCCGGCTCCCCCGATAGACGAAACCCGGTTCTCGCCCGAAGGAACGACTCATGATTTTGCAGACTTGGGCGGTAAATACAATGTCATGCTTTCGGATGCATGGCGCGAGGATGTGGATATTTATGAAATCACTCACGGGGCGATTGAATTTGCGAAATCCCGTAAGGATGTGAGATTCCATTTTTATGGCGTTCAACAACCATTGCGATGTTGGGAATTCATGTTTGCCGAACTCAGGCGGCTCGGAGCACTCGGAGAAGTATGGGGGCAACGCCCGAACATCGAAGAAGTTTATAGGGCGGCGGATGCCTTACTCAGCCCACAACGGATAGTAACGCGGACAGTGGGCGAGGCTTTGAGCTGCGGGACTCCGGTGATAGCGGCGTATGGGTGTGAAAAAGCGACCTATCAAATTAATCCCGCCGAACCGGTGAGTATAAAAGCGCAGTTGGGGGCGATGATTCAAAATGTGGAGGACAACAGGGAATCGGTGAAGAATAGAGCCAGGGAATCGGCTAAGGATTTTTCGCTCGCAGAATATAGCAAAAACATGAATAGAGTATACGAAAGCATCCTTTAAATGGAGGTTGAAATGAAAAGGTTATTGATTTGCATGATTATGATTTTCATGGTTCCGCTATGGGCGGATGGCACGGTAACGCTATTGAGAGCACCGCAATCGTATCAAGGACTTTCGACGGATACGAAACCGACAACGGGTGTTCTGTTCGGGGCCACGTTTAGGGAATCCAACACCGGGCGGGAATTCATCTATAACGGTTCCTCATGGTTCCAGAATCGAAAATATGTGGCTTCTTCTCAGGGTGTCCTTGCAGCGGCGGCTGCGTCCACCGGAATAGCGGCGGCGGGTTATTCAAACGCCTCAGTGGTATACGGCGGCGGCGGTTCAGGAATCTCAATCAATTTCGTTATGCAAGGGTTTGTATCAAGCATGGACTCGTGGTTTAACCTCAGTACAGCAAATACGTCCGTCACAACCTCAATCAAGGATTCGACGGCGGTCGTGCTCATAACAAATATTTCGTATCTCGACAGTATCAGGGTTAAGGCAACGGCGGTATCATCGGGCGATACGGTGTATTACAAATGTTTTCTGCACCAGCAATAAGGAGATCGCCATGCGCTTTGTCATAGCGACCGAACCGGCGACCGAACCGGTGAGCCTCACGGAAGTCAAGAACCAGTTACGGCTTACCTCGGCCACGATTGCCGATGACCTTTCGACCACTCAAAGCATCGCGCCCGGAAGTCATGCGGTGGCCGCCTCGTATTCCCTCAAAGGAACGGGCGTAAACGTTCTTGGATACCCTGCGCTCGTGAATCTCGTTTCCGGCACGAACGGAACAAGCGGAACTGTGGATGTGAAGATACAGGAATCCGATACGGACAGTGATACCGCATATACGGACTGGACAGGCGGCGCATTTACCCAAGTCACAACCGCGAATGACAACGCAACCTACGAGAAAGAATACACCGGAACGAAAACCTATATCCGTGTGGTTGCAACAGTCGGCACGATAGCCTGTGAATTCGGGGTTGAAATAATCAAGCAAGTCAAAACGCGAACCGACGACGATTATCTCACCTCGCTTATTACGGCGGCGCGGACACGGGCGGAAAATCTCTGCGGCCCGATAATCACACAGGCATGGGACGGGTATCTCGATGACTGGCCGTCCGGCGATACAATCACTATCGAGAAGTTACGATGTACGGCAATCACATCCGTTAAGTATTTGATTGAAGACGATACCGAGTTAACCACGCTCGACAGTGATACCTATACAACCGACTTTGTGAGCACCCATGCGCGTATCCGTCTCAAAGACGGCGAGGACTGGCCAGACGATGACCTTGAACTTTTGAATCCCATCGTTATCCGGTTTACCTGCGGGTATTCGACGGTTCCGGCGGCATTAAAACAGGCGATCCTTTTTCTTGTCGCTCACTGGTATTCGAATCGTGAGGCGGTGAGTAATACCCCGCTCGTGGATGTTCCGAACACATTCACGGACTTGCTCGTTGACTATCGGGATTGGGGATACTGATGATAAAATATTTAACGGCATTTATCGCATTCCTAAAGGAATTGCCGGAAATTTACCGGCAGGACGCGGAAATATTCAAGGTGGAGAATAAATGAACGCCGGGGAACTCAGGCATATCATCGAAATTCAGGCAATCGGAACCACACGCGGGGCCGCCGGTGAGGTTGTGGACACATGGACAACCGAAACGAACGGCACGGTATGGGCATCCATCGAGCCGATGTCCGGGCGGGAACTGTATAACGCGAAACAGATAAACGCGGAAATCACCCACAAGGTGAAACTCTGGTACTATCAAGGACTCACCCCGGCCAAGCGGATACTTTTCGGAACGCGGGTATTCAATATCCTTGAAGTGATGAATGTTGAGGAACGGAATATAGAGCATCTCGTATATGCGAAGGAAATGGTATGAAGTTCACGGATTGCTTGGAATGCGGCGGGAAGTGTTGTATGGGATTCGGCGTACCTGTTGAATATGAACTTACCATGCGAACTATCGGCGTGCCGCTCGGATTGTATAAAAGCGAACTCGAACCAGATCCGCGCCGGTATTTCGAACTACATGAGGGCGTGGCTATAAGCGAGGACGGCAAGCGGTTCATTGTCAGCGTGGACATACCCACAAGGAAAGTTGAAACGGCAACCGGCAACTATCTCGATGTGAGGAGCCGGTGTACCATGCTGAACGATAGAGGGCGATGCGTGATATATGATGCGCGCCCGGATATTTGCAAAAATTTCACCGCAGAGACGGCCAAGTTCTACAACGTACCGGAAGGTTGCAAGTATGAATGAGATACTCGGACTCCCGGAACTTGACAGGAACCTTCAAAACCTCGCCCGCGAAGTTGACAGTGATGATTTTGAAACCGAACTTTTGAAAATTGGAGGGATACTGCGGGATAATTTGAAAGCCGCCTCTCCGGTGGGGCCTCCTGGAAGACACTCAAAAAAGGCGATAAAACTTGCAGGGTTGACGGTAGGAAATGAGATAACCGAAAGGTCGGGGAACCTCAAAAAGTCATGGCGCGCTAAGAAATTCAAGAGTAAACGGAAGGGAAACCCGGCAACATTCGTAGCGAATGAGCGGAAACTTGCCCCTCATGCTCAACTTGTGGAATTCGGGCATGGCGGCCCTCACCCTGCTCCGCCTCATCCTTTTGTGAGGCCAACAGTGGACAAATTCAAGGGGGAATATTCCCGGCTCGTTCAAACCATGCTCAGGGAGAAGTTCGGGAAAGTTCACATTGATACAGCAGGTTCACTATGACCATTGAAGCCGCCCTCTACACATATCTTTCCACTCATGCGGGGTTATCCGCGTTGATCGGAACCCGAATCTATCCTATAACGATAGCGCAGGGGGCGGCAATGCCAGCGATAGCATATCAACTTATAGACGATTTGCCGGTGCATTCCGGGATTGCGGATGTCAAGGTTCATGCGGCGCGGTTTCAATTTTCGTGTTTCGGTGGTGGAACATCCGAATATACAAGCGCGTGCGCGGTTGCTGCGCAAGTTAAATCCGCCCTCCAGGATTACACCGGAGTCATGGGGGGCGCAGGAGGCGTGACGGTGCAGCGTTCTTTTCTTGAAAATTCGACTGATTTATATGATGAAACCATGAACCGCTGCGGACGGGCGGTTGACTTTATAATCTGGCACGAAGGGAGCTAAATATGGCGGCGGGAACTGTGACCGGAAAAGTATTAACCAGCCCAAAGATACTTATCGGCGGGTATGATGTTACGGGCTATCACAATAAAATTACTGCACCAATTTCGAAAGAAATGTTGGATGCTCAGCAGTTCGGCGCGACCGGGCGGCAACGAAAGGCCGGGCTGTGGGATTTGGTTATGACGCATTCCGGGTATTGGGACGGCGGAGCCACAACGATTGACGCAGTTCTGCGTGGCCTT